TACCGAGGAGATAGATTTTCCACCTATTTTCTCGGTGCGGATTTTGCGCGCCAGGATGTTAGTTAACAAACGTTATAAGAACTCTATCTTGCTAAACATAAGAACATAACACTCTGCTTTCCATCCGAATGGAAAGAGAAACGGAAGTTTCTCCCAACCGCGCCCTATCCCAACTGTTAATAAAATTCACAATTTTAAAGGAAATATGATAGGCAGTGCACCCCCTCGAACGTTTATTCAGTGCTGTATCCTGTCCTCAAGCGTTGCGGCTGTCCTTACAAAGATTGCGAATCCTGTTATATGTATTGCGATTGCCGTTGCGAATGTATGTAAGGTTAATCAGATACGCGCATCCACGAACCCGTAAGCCTGCCTAAGCAAATGCCCGTACTTCGTCCATACGCGTTTATCCACCGCGTCTCCGAAATGAGTGGCTTCTTCCGGAAGAATGGACTGATTACGCTCACTGCGTTTGTCCTTGGCAAAACGTCCTTCACGGTCTTCGATGACACGGGTGTTATTCATGGAGATAAGTGTGTACTTGCATTTTGAGCCGTTGAAACGCTTCTTTGGGAACCGCTCATCTTTCTCTGCCAGGATGGAAGCCCAAAGCAAATACTTATCATGTTGTGGCGGTTCCATTCCTGCATGGGTGTGCTGTTCCACCGTCCACCCGTGTTTCTCCAGGCGCTCAACGGCAAGCTCATTGTAGGATTTTTTGTTGTTGGCACGGCGTGCATCCCCGTAGCGGTCACGGTAATAGTGCACGTGCTTGTTGATATGGTTACGATAATAGTGGCAGAACTTATCCATCAGCGCGTTCACCATAGTGTCGTCCTCTTCGTCACGCTTGACAAAGAACTCATTGATATTGTTATCCACCGGCTCACGTGTCAACAGTTTCGTCACGAAGTCATAGTTACGTTCCTGGCCCACTTCAAGGAAAGAAGCTGCCGAACCCCAGTCGGGTGTCAGCTCTATCGGCTGGTTCGGATTACAATCCAGGTCACGACGGCTGTCATCGTTATTGCCTAACCGTTTCCAATCGAAGCCGGTATCCTCGGCAAAGTCCCGTATATAGTCGTCATTGGTCGCGTTGTAATACACATGCCGTTCATCCAATTGGTAATAGCAGCTATCAATCTTATCCACCATGTAGTTCAGGATCTCGATCATGAAGGAAAGCTTGTCCATCACCTTATACTGGTTCAGGATATAGTTCATACCCACATTGGCGATATTGTCGAAGATAGAACCGAGGATGAACAGCGTGCCGTCCCGCGAGACGAACGGCGTGATGCTCTGACGGAGACGGACGGTCTCGTTCCAGATTTCCTTGAACAGTCCTGCATCACCGGCAATACGCGCGTCAATGAGCTGCATCTGTAACCGCACAATCTTGTTCCAAACATCGAACAACCGGATATCTCGTTCCTCTTCATAATATCCGGCAGGTTCAAGCAGCCATTTCTGTTCGGGAGTATAAGGCATGGAAGATAAGAAAGTATTGCCATGATGCTTCAATACCGGATGCTCCGATTTGCGTCCGAAAATATGCTCATTACCGCGGTTGGTCGGTGCCGCCTCCTGGTCGAACTTCTCTTTGTCAAGCGTCAGCGCTTCATCGGTGATATTGTAGTCGGCATTCGGACCACGACTGTTACCGCCCTGAGTAAGTATATAGAGCATGTGCCCGTTGCTGAAGCTGATACCGTATTCATAAGACATGATGTGTTCGTAGGGCTTGTACCACCCCTCAATGGGACGGCGGCAAACCACATAGTCACCGGTCTTGCTGACCGGATCCCATTGTTTGTAACCGAGCATCTCCAGCATCTTGAAAGCTGAAGGCAACGTTTTAGTGAGCGCCTGACCAATGGTAGCCTGCGTGAGCGTGGTAATGCCACGAGGCATCAGCCGGATATTGTCATCTATCACGGCCCCGGTAATGAATGATTTACCTGTTGCACGTGAATAGATGACATATCCGTTCCTATACGGCATTACCAGGAATGCCGCCTGCGCCGGGTTGACTTTGATGACCTCTTCCCAAACGTTCTCGTCCATTCTCCTGTCGTATCAATAACGAGGGAATACAATGTAGTTCATACCTTCGGAAGAAGTCATACGAGGCATAGATTGCCCGGTGTCCGCAAGTAACTGCGGCACTTCATCCGGTTTGAACTTAGCGGACACGGTACAGACAATCTGTGTCTTGCTGACTGATACCATATCGATATGCTTATGGTCAACCAGGTAAGAGATAAGCCGTTTATTGGTTAATTTCTTCATAATGTTTTCTGAATTTTGAATTAACAAACGAGTAGTTTCTTACATGCCAGTACGGTTTACCGGCTTTCTGCTCCCGTTGCCGGGTATCTTCTACCGCCCGGATAACAGCCTCTTTTATATTCAGTTCACGAAATGCGGAATGAATTGAATGCTGTACCGGCGAGAGGTTACAGGTATCAATGCACATCACAATTGTAACAATCAATGTATCAATCATATTTCCATATATTTATGAGTTCATAATTTCTTCCGCCTGTACATCGTCAATGGGTGTGTACATCGAATCCACCAAAACCTTTTGCTCTTCCTGTGAAAGATTGCGGATGGCATCCAGAGGAATATCCACCTTTTGCCCCATACTGTTGATTTGAATATAGAAAACATTCTTCTCCATGCGGCGTGGGTCCTCAACCGAAGCCGGTTTCTCGCCAATCATCTGATGCAGCACTTTTTTGGCATTGTTCCATTGCTTGAGGTCGCCCTTGAGCTTGCAATCCCGGATGAGCTGTACCTGGTCCTTTATCATCCAGGCAAACCAGAAATCCCAGTCAAACTGATGCTGTGTCTTGAACAGTTCTTTCGCCAGGGCGATATCCTTGCGCACCTGTGTACGTGAGATACGGTATTTTGCCAGCATGATATTGATGATATGGCTCTCGTTCGGATAATCGTCCAAAAGACGGGCTATCTGTAACACTCGGTTGCATTGTACCTGCAAATGTTCCGGTAACGGACTGTTTTCAGGGTCAATGATGTGCTGGCGGATAAGCTCGTATGACTGTTCCTCCAGTGCGGCCTTGCTTTTGGCTGCTGTCAAATTACTATTCATACTCAAGATACTGCTGTTGCGATTTAAAGAATTTAATCAGCTCCTGCTGTGCCGGATTACTGCCATTGACGGCGGATTTGATGATTGCTTCACGTATTTCGACCATCTGACGAAGATGCCCGCGATAGAAAGACGCCCGTACTTCAGTACCCGGAGTACGGAGTTCCTGAACGAAATCCGTTTCGTCCACACCGATATTAATGGCAATCAAGCCCGGTGGGATAAGCCGATATGCCATCTTCTCTATTTCATCACTTTGCTGCTGCGTCAAACTCATCATTTAACATCTTAAAGTCAAAATCAAAAATGTCCGGGCTGGTATGGATAATCCCACGTTCCAGTTTCGGGTTATGAGTGGCATTTTGGCTGCCCACTACGGTAATCTTCCAATTCTCATTATATAATAATGCTACCTTCGCATGCAACGCCAGGCAGCGATAACTGTCCGGGAATGTAGTTACCAGATAATCGAATGGTTTGGGTGAGATGCTGCGTACCCGATTGTCTATCAGAAACCGTACCGACAACAGTTCACCCGCTTCCGTCTTGCGATGAAGCGCCGCAATACTGTCCATGGATATGGAATAGGTAGTAAGCAGCAGATGTGCCGGACCTGTCTGTTTCAGAATATAGAAAATCAGTTGAATAAGGTTGAATGCCCCTGAAGAATAGAAATGTTTGTCCCTGCCGGGTACCAACATCCCCATGGCATCCGGATGCAGCAGTTTTTCCGCAACCAGGTCATGGTCGGAAATTGCCGCATCCGTTTGGCGAAGAGGGAGCGCATTGTCCTTCATGCTCTCCGTCGGCGTCTCATTCATATCACCGCAACACACCAGCATTATTGCAGTTCGGCCAGTCTATATTCTATTTTTTCTACCAATGCTTCCTGTTCGGCAATCTTCTTCTCGTATTTCACACGTTTCGGGCAATCAGGAAGAGGATTTTCTTTACCGTCTTTGGGCTTGCTCTCCGAAGAATACAGCAACATATTCTTTGCTTTGGTTATCTTACTCTTGGCGTTGGATTTCGCTTTCTTCAGTTCTTCTATCGACAAAGCACTGATGTCGGTATCGTCCGATTCGGCGTCCGGATGTTCTTTAGGGGCATCCTTCTCTTTATAGAGTTCGTCCAGCTGTTCTTCAGACGGCAACTCCTTGTTTTGCTCAAACTGCCTTTTGACGGTTGCCAGCAAAGTCATGCGTTTGGAGAGATAACCTATACGAGCGACAATATCCTTGCGTTCTGCACATACAGCCTGCGTATTGGTCTCACCCAGTTCGGCAAGTAACCGGTGCTGGCGTGAACGCTCATTATAGCATTCACGGAAATCATAGATGATTTTGGCAATAACCGGCGGATAGGCAGGCTGCTCATCCGCTTCACGCGCCAGTTCATTTTCCGCAATGGCAACAATGGCTG